GAAGTGCTGCCTTGCGGTTGTAAGCCCGAAGAATGATCACCTTCTCGGATATCGTACGCCGGAAGGAACGCTTCTCCCGCCACAGGCTCGCCCTGACGCCAATAGTACTAGTCAGACCATATTCGCGAGGTTGGGCATACTCACCGCCGCTGAAAATTGTTGCCGCGATACGATCGCTGCTCCGTTCGAGGTTCAAATCGACAGTAAACCTCGACAACCCGCCGCGGGATGCCAGGCGTTGGCCCGACGCCAGATCTTGCTGGACCCGCCCTTGAAGATCGAGCCCCAGTTTGGTGATCGTCCGCACAAGACCCGTACTCACCGCGCTCGGGATGGCACGCACGCGTGCCAGCACTTTCTCGTCGCCAACGAGGTGGGCCGTTATCATAGGACGCTGGAGACTAGAGCAGCCTCGGTGGCGGTCGATGCGACTGTTGCAAACGTCGCGCCGACAGGAGCAACTAGACGGTATTGCTGAAACAGCGTTTTGATTGCCTCGCTTAAATCTTTTTGCCGGGAGCTGACTGTCTCCGCACCACCCAGGGATCTCGAGACTTCGCCGATCCGAGCGCGCTCTCGGTACCGAAGCGATACGAGCTCGATGCATGCCTGGGTTATTTCGGGCGGAGTGATTGGATAACCGGCCGTATAGACTATGGCAATATTCTGGACCCCGCGGTTGAACCGGTATCCGCGAACCGACAGTTGCGTCGAACTGAAGCTGTATCCTGCAGCTACGGTCGACGGCGCGCCTGGCACCGACTGGCCATCGATGGTCAGTGACAGCACACGAACAACCGGAAAACACGCGAACTGCAGCTTGTGGCCCCCTGTACCGTCGCGCACCTCGAGATAATCCGTCATTGCGAGCCGGCGGTTGAGCCACGTTTGAATGTACTGACTGACCGCAGTGATCAGACGTATCAGCAGAGCGTCATCTGTTGTCGGAAACGCGTTCTGGCCGGTTTGCAGCCACACCTTGACGTCGGAAAGCGTCGTCAGATCGCCCGAGGCCATAAGATCAAACCTTCGTAGACCGATTGGCCGGTAAAGACTTGGTGCGCCTCGACACCAACGTCGTTTCAGCAAGCACGGGGACGAAGCCATGCCCGATCAATTCACTAGCCGCCTCTGCGGGCACTAGGACGTCGCCGTTCTTGTCGCCGATGTAGCGCTGGCCGAGACAGGAGCACCCGGCAGCGTTTTCATGATGCAACCTGAGCATGCCGATGGAAGCCATTTCATCACACGTCTCCTGCAGGGCGAATCCCCCCTTCGAAATCAAGGGATAGGCTACCTCGCGCGGCACACGAACTAGACCATCAGCATCGACCGTGTATCGCACCGTGTTGTGATTGGCCTCACCCTGACCGAACGCGGCGCGCAACAATATCAGGTCGCTCCTGAGCGCGACCCCCGGGTTTGACCCGGGGGCTGCCGTAACCGACGCTTCCGAAGAAAGCAGCGAGATTTCGGGCATTATCGTCACCCGTTCGCGATATTGCAGATGACGCCCATTGCAAAAGGAGCATAGACGGCCAACACTTCCTCGGCATAAACGCCGACTTGTCGTTGGCGAGTCACGATCGGCCAATCGATTTGGTAGTAGTCTTGCCGTGTTTTGATCTCGGCGACGTTCGGTACCTCGTTCGATTGGTACTGGATGGGTAGGTTTTCGGCCCAGCCGATGATTGTTCCGGCCGGCACCTTCGGGTGGATGCGGATCGGGATTCGAAGGCCTCCATTTAAGGCGAATGGATTGTAATAAAACTGAATCACGCCAGAGGCGGTCAATTGATATTCACCGTCACTACCATCTGCGGGGCTATTATATCGGAGCAATGGACCCGAGGCGTTTGACAGTACTTTCGCCGTTATATTTTTTAGCTCTTGCGAGTTTACGTAAAGAACAGTCGGAGACACCTGAAAATTGTCCCACATCTTCTGGAACATCGCGTCGATTTCAACGACCGAGCCGCGGCCTGATGCACTCAGAGGCGTGCCCGTTCCCGCCGTCCCAGTCGGCATAATATTTATGTAGGCATTCGAGCCCGGCTTGAGCGCCGTCGTCAGTAGCCCATCATAGGCGTAACTGGGGTTGGCCGAATTGTCCGCAGTAATGACACTTTTTGCCTGGGCACCGGTATTGAGCGGCGCGGCTATTGCCAGGCTGTTGATTGTCGTGATCGCCTGCAACGTCTCACTGCCGCTTGTGGTCGACACATACCAAGCATAGGCAACCGCGCCCTGGACCGGGCTGACCGAGCAAAACAGCGACTGTCCGAGTGTTACCGCCTGGCTCGCCTCGGCGCTTATGTTCGAAGAACCGCCAGAGAGCATGAAGCTCTTGCCGTCTGCTCCGGTTACGGTCTTCGAGGTCGCGACGCCGCCTAAAATGCTCGAGTTCTGGTAGCCTTCGAGCGTCAACGCTACGACTTTGACGAAGTAAGTGGCGGCAGGGAGCGTTGCGCCGGCGCCAGATGCCGACAAGGTCGGAGTAGAAGGCGTACCGAGGTTCAACGAGGCATTGCCGGCGAGGATCGCCATCTCCTCCTTGAGCATCATCTTCTGCAGAAGGCGGAAGGCCATCTGTGCCTGGATATCTTCGAACTGGCGACCGGCGGAGATCGCTTCGAAGGTCGCCGCATCTTCCTCGCCAATCGTGACAAAAGGGGAGGTCTTGTTTGAGGTTGAATACGACATTTGGCCCGAACGTTGGCCTTCCGGTACCCACCCCATTGAATCGAAGCCGGAGCCGATAATGGCATTCACTTGGCGCCAATTAGTCGCAGAACCAACCCCGCCGCCAACCCGCGGAACGATATTCCGGAGGGGAGTGACGAATGGATAAAGGTTTTTGGCGGGTGCCTGCAGGTCAAAGGCCAACAGGCCGGTCGCTGTCGAAATCGATTTAGCCAGTCGATTATCCGGCTTTGCGAGAGCTCCTTTCATGAGCTCTAGAGATTCTTGAGTGATGGTGTTCATCAAATTCCTCCCGGATGAGGGGGGTAACAAAGAACCCGGTGGATCACCGAGCTCGGCGACGGCCGTTGGGCCGATGGTGTTACGTGCGGCGATCCGTCGGCGTCCCGGGCAAATTAAGCCCGGTGTTGGATCGGCCTCTGATTTCAAGTGTGACCTGCGGCTGAGCCGGGGATCCGAATAGGGGTCGCGTAGCTGGCCTTTATCAGCGTCAGCGTCTGTTCCTCCTTGCTCATTTTGGAGAGGGCGGCGGCGATCGCGTCCGGCGACAGCTCTGGGTCGCCGCTGCCGACGCTGTTTCCGCGGTCCTGCTGCTTCGATACCGAAACCGTCCCTTTGGCCATGGTCAATGGGGGTAAGGGCGTCCGAGCGATCTCGTCGACGAGTTTCGCTAGGCGCTCGATTATCGGGACAACTTCCCCCAAAACCTTTGCCACCGCCGCCTTTTCGACAAGTTCACTAGAAGTCGCGGTTGCCAGGTCTCCCGCGCGGATGCGCGTTCCGGATGCGAGCTTGGTCGTCGGACTCGGCTCATCGATCTCCGTCATGTCACATTTGGCTCCAGCCGCAACCAGATAGCGATGCGACGAACGGAAATGCTCCAACGTCTCGTTTGAGTGCCGCGCGCCGAACTTTGCGGTCAGTCCGCAAACACTCCCGTCAGTCAGCGCTTCGAGGCAGCCATGGGCCAAGTCCATGAGGTTCTCGTGGGCACGCTCCCGTTTGCATAACAGTTCGGTGACGATGCCGAGCACATTCATGATGTCGAGATCGGTGCTGTCACCGGTCTAGAACTCTTGCCGCGCCGGCGAAGGAGATCTGGTATTCGCCGCTTCCTCGGCGATCGAGACTGGGGTCGGCATCGCGCCAGCTTCCTGAAGATGGTAGCGTGCTCGATCCATGTTTGCCTGCGCGTCGACCGACAGCCTGCCAATTTTAAGACATTGGTCGCACGCGAAGTAGGCCATGTTCAGTAGCGCCTGATCAGCTCGCGAGTGTTTGGCCTTCGTCAGGACGCCGGCAGCCAGCCGCCGCATATTGGCGCCGCCGCTTCGAAGAAGAGCAGCGACGCGTTCGAGGTCGGACTCAGCTGCCTCTGTCCAGAGCAATCCCGGCGCTGCCGACGCGAGCCCTAGGCCGTCTGTTTCCGCCCCGTCCAGGATTTCACCGATCTCTTCGTTTGCCAAGCAGTTCAGAAAATTGCAAAGTTCCATGATGATCCCCAGCAGCCGAGCCGGTTGTGGGGACTGATCGTTCTCGAGCGCTGCTTCGACCTCGAGAACATCCCTCAGCCAGTCGAGTTCGGTAATCACGCGAGCGATCTGGCCGACGTCGCACAGAGCTTTCGTTAGAGACGCCCGAGATGCCGCATCGCGGTCTTCCGCGGAGGGAGGGCCTTCGACACCGATCTTCTCTTTCCATGCAGCGATGATTTCATCCCGGACCTGTCTCAGCTGTTTTGCGTTGTATTTTTTGGCATTGTCGGGTCTGTTAATGCGGCTCCAAGCGGCGCGAATATAGCGATCGGTGTCGATTTGATAGCGCTTTTTGCCGTCTGGTTGATAGCCAAGATCGGCGAACCGGACATCACGATCGGTTTTGCTGGCCTCAGAAGTACTCTTACGAAGTTCGGTGCCGGAGACTGCTTCCTCATCACTGGCTATAACCGCGCTCGCGACGGCGCGCCAGCGCTCGTGTTTTATCGTCCCGCCGTCGCCCTTAAGGCATCTGAGCGCATCCGTCTTGGCCAGATGACGGTGCTCTGGAACCGTGCAAGCCCAAATCTGTATTGGCGCGTTAAAGGGCTCTTGCTCCAATGGAATCTGTGTAACTGTGGTTTGTCTGCCGTTGGCGATATCCGGCTCAGCGACACCAAAAAAAGCATTCGATGCCATTGCCGCTTTCCAGCAGTCGAAAATGGCTTCTGGGTTAGCCGGTCGGTCTACCAGGGAAATTTCATTTAACACGATACCGGTGATCGTCTTCGGGTTACCGGACTCGCGCTGCGTGACACGTCCACCGATCGAGAAACCTCGATAGACCTGATTTTTTACTTTGGACACCGCGACCGGGTCGACAACGTGGGCGACAATTCGGGTAGTGCCGTCCTCGCAAACTTCGGCTTCGAGCGTCGTTCCGGCGGCGGAGAGTTGATGCATTTCTCGGAGAGCGGGGAACCGCATGTAGTCCGGGATCGCTGCACGAATAGCGTCGGCCAGTACGATTTCTCCTTCTTCGTCTATTGCCTCGGATGTCGCTATCCCGTGCACCCGCACGGTCCCGTCGTCGTGAGGCTCGACCTTTTGTATTGCGCCGTAAAGCCGCATAATTTGAAATCCCAATCAGGTGTCTGAATTAGTCACCGCAACAAACATACCTGCTCGAATTCATGCCCCCGGCTGCCTGCATTGAACCGTTGAATTGAGTTTCAGCACACGTCCGTCGCTGAGATTAACAGTGGCCTCGAGGATATAGATACCGCCGGCTGCCGAGATTGGCATCGCGCCGATCAAGCCGACAGAAAACGACCCGGTGCGTGTCTGAAGAGAGCCATCCGTCGGCGAACGCGTCTGGACAACGGTCTCCGAGGAAACCGACAAAATCCTCGACTGCGGCATCGGATCGATTGCCGTCTCGTACGGACCCAGTGCGCAACTCCAAGTCGTCGATACAATTGTGGCGGCACCAACGTCGGGCGTGAAGTCAAAAGCAAAATAGTCCGTTTCACCAATCTCGATCGGGGTGAACGGCGTAACGATGTGCATGCATAGACCTCATTGACCTCTGACCGGGTGAACGCTACGGGGCCCAGCAAGGATGCGCACCCTGCCCGGCGAGCGCAACAGCCGCTCAGACGCCAAAACAAGCGCGGCTGGTGGGTCTGCCCATTCCAAGTAGAACGAGCCACAAGCCGAAATGCGCGTGCGGTTAGTCAACATTTCTAAAACGAGGAGCGCCTCGCTCCACGGAATAGCGAGAAGCTCGAGGCGAAATTGCACGTCACCAGCAAGCAAAGCACTGGATTCCGACGGGAGTTGGAACTCCACTTTTGTTCTCCCAAGATCCTCGGCCGCAATTTCTGTACTGAACGCGTGGGCCGCAGTCCATTCCATCCAACCACTGGCCCTCCTTGAGGTAACAGAGGCGAATTCGACGAACCCCAGTGTGTCGCGGTTTAATCGTGCCGCGGCCTCGAATGGCATGAACGCGTCCGTGATAACGCTCAAGGAGCCTGCCGATTGGATCGGGATCACCCGCGAGCTCAAAAGACGAGAAGAAGCTTCGATCGGAGTGTTGCCACCGCACCGAATTTCCTGGCGTCCTTCGATCGGCAGTCCGGCATCAATCGGCAAAGATCCGCTAAACTCGACCGAGTCAAGCGCATCTATCCGGCCGACAGCCTGATATTCCACCGGATTCCGGGACTCGGCGATTAGCGTGCCGCTTATTGCGGGGGCATATGTAATGACGATGATCCCGTTACCGCCAGTGCCGCCGATGCCCCAGGCAGTACCGCTCTGCGGATAGCCACCTCCGGCCCCACCACCCCCGTAATTCGCACCCACTCCGCCGTTCCCCGCAATGGTGCCGTTACTTCCGCCGCCACCTCCTCCACCGCCGCCTGAGCCGTTGCTGGC